CAATCGATCCATTCGATTTCTGGCAAGGAGCAAACTTCAAGTTGAAGGCGAAGAACGTGGCAGGTTATAGAAACTATGATAGTAGTGAGTTTGCTACATCTAGTGCATTACTAGATGATGACGATGCTCTTGAAGCATTGTGGAAGAAACAGTATTCTCTTGCAGAGTTTACTACTGCTGATCAATTCAAATCATATGCAGACCTTGAGACTCGTCTCAATCGAGTGTTGAATACATCACCATCTCGTGCGAAGATAGATGTTGAGGTTTCCAATGAGGAGGAAGAGATAGTTGTTGCTAAAGATGAACCTGTAAAGGTTGCTGCAGCAGCAGGTGCAGGTGCAGGTGACGAAGATGCACTAAGTTACTTTCAGAAACTAGCTGAAGAGTAAGTGGAAATAAAGTCCTTCAAGGAACTTATAGGAGTCTGGGATGGTAATCTTACCGTCCTAGACTCTTCTTATAGGGAGATATTAAAATTATATGAGGATGATCCTAAGACAGACGGATATTCTAATCTAAATGGGTGGCAAAAAACTGGGTTGCATAAGATGCCACAGTTTACACCACTAAAAGATTTGATTGTCAATAAATGCTTTGAGTATTTGGCAGAGCATCAGATAGATAGACCAAGAGGATTGGAATGTGTACATCTCTTTGCAAATATAAATCCGAAAGGTGCATCAAATATTATGCATCATCATACTTTTGGACAGATAAGTGGAGTTTATTGGTTGAAGGCACCACTTCATAGTGGGGATCTTATTGTTATGAGTCCATTTACTAATAGATACCTCAATACATCAACTGTTCCTAAGACAGACTATAATGCATTACAGTTGAAACCAAAATCAAATCAAGGTGTGTTTTTCAATAGTAATTTGACACACTACGTTGACATCAACAGGTCGAACAAGGACAGAGTGTCGGTGGCATTTCACATACTTATTCATGCCTGAGGCAAATTCGACTTTTTATTCCCATAATTCGGGAAAAAAAACTCCGACCATTTTTGACCCTTTAAGTTTTTATGAAAAACATTATTATCATAAAAGAGAATATTGATGTAAAACCATTTTTGGAAGAAATGGACTTATCTGATTGGGATTGGGTAGCTCGTCAAAAGGGTGTTGGTGGAGATAAGAACCCATATGGATTTTTACCATTAGTTTGGGCAAGTGTGAAAAGAGGAGAAGATCCACATGATGCTAATGGACAAAAAAGGACTCCATTATACGATAAGTATAAGAAAGTCCAAGAATTTTGGAAAGAGAATAATATCACCAGCACGGGACGAGCAGCATTTTTCAGACTAAGGCCAGGAGGAAAGGTCAATAGTCATATAGATCGGGGTTTATATTACCAAGACAAGGATAGATACCACTTATCTTTACAAGGAGAGTACTTATATCGAGTTGGAGATGAGGAGATGCTGGTGAAACCAGGAACATTCTTCTGGTTTTACAATAAAATACCTCACTCAGCAGATAACGTGGGTGAGGTTGATAGGTATACTCTTGTTTGGGATGTTCCTCATAGTACAAACAATCCACATCATAAGGTAAATCAAAACTAAAGATATTATAAAAAAACACGTTTTTGTGTTCATTTCAATATAATATAGTATGTGGGATTCAACAAAAACTAATGCAGGTACCAACAACTACCTTACACTCTTTAAAATGGACTGAAGATGGAGAATTATCTTCTATTGATATGAATAGGATTTTGGATGCCTTGGAAAATGTGGAAGAAGAGGATAAAAAAGAATAATTAACGAGGAGATATTATTCTTAGATTATCTCCTTTTTTAGTTTTACTATTGATATATTGACTACTATCTTCATAAGTTAATAGATCTCTCATATCTCTTTGTATTTGTGAGAGGTATCTTGCTTTTACAACGTGGATGTGTCTTTTGTCATCGTTTTTACTATCTTCATATTGATAGTTTGAAACTGAATCTACTTGAGAATGTGTTGTATAAAGACCATTTTCAGTAAATGTGAATGAATGATCTCCATCAACCCACAACCCTGACTGTTGTAGTAGTCTACCTTGACTATCTCTTACTTCTCTTGTTTCATAGTGATGTACACCACTTAGACGTGCATTACCATATTTGTTTTCAAGATATCTTTGAAATTCATTTTGACCCATTGGCCATTCATCACGAACATTTATAATATTGTTGGATATTAGAACTACCCAATCAAGATCAGGTGATCCATATAATTTTTGTGCTACATTGTCTGGTCTATCATCACCAACTATAGTATATTTGTCGAAAGCAACAGTAGACTCAAATATATCATCACGAATTTTACCTCTTTTGAATATATTGGTATTTTCAACAAAATCTGTTGTTGATGTCCTATTATCAGAGAAGGATGGGAGTAAAACTTTAGGGAAGTTATCGAAATATGCCATTAGAATCCTACGTCGTGTTTAGTCATACCGTTTATACCTTTGAGAGGTGCAAGTTCAGACCCATCCATTGTAAGATCATTCAAACTTGCATCAGATGCGTTTTTAGTCTTAGCTTGGGTATTATTTAAACTCTCATTTGTCATATTATAATCATCTCCGAAGATAGGAGTCAATTCAGTAAAGGAGAGTTGCATTTGTGCTCTTGGTGGCATTGATACTGCATTACTATCATAATATGATTGCCAAACTCCTTCAGGAGAATAGTCTACATTGACTTGTGTCAGAGCACACATCTTATGTATAGGTAATGATCTAATTCTTCTTTGTCCATTATAATATCCAAGACGGAAGATATTAGGTGAACCTAAGAAAAGTGCATTACTTCCTCTAAATGGTAACATACCCTGTTTGAAGAATCTTTGTATTCTTCTTGCAGCCCATGCATCAGATTCACTATTTGGAGCAAAATCATATAGAAAGGTAAATGATCTTAGTTTTGGACCAGAGAATAGTAGTTCAAGGTTAGGGTTAATTGCCATACCTGATGATCTAGCAATAAATTGATTAGTATCTACATTGATATTTACTTTCGATAGAGCAAATTTAGAAAGTGCTGCTGATAATATTGTTCTAGTACCTGTTTGACCAGGACTCTCCGCATTGTTTCTCAATTCATCAAATGCCTTATTCCCTGTCTGTGCAATACCATTCAAAACTGCTGCGAACGATCCCGTATCTAATCCTTTTCTTACAGCATTGTTAACACCAAAGAAAGCACCCATTTCCATGGCATTTGCTTTTGCACCACCCCATTCAACTCCATTACTTTGATTTAGTTGATTTGGTATTGGTAATTTTACTACACCTATAAATTCTTTGATATTATTACCTCTAGAAACTCCACGTCTCATTGTATTATCAATACTATTATCAGATGAATCCATGTTCATTTGACCTGCCTGAGGAGCTTTATATGAGAATTGTTCAATCTTCATATAATCTTGACTACTTTCTCCTTGGTATATTGCATCTACTGGATATGTTATTGCAGCAAGTCCCCAGTTTTTGCTACTCATTTCATTATGAACATCAACATCCAGATTTTCCTCATCTTTTCTCTTTGCTTCCTCCTCATCCAAAATAGTATCATGACTAGATGCTAAATTGACTGTAGAATTTCCATTTGTCAATTCAATTTCCCCACCACTAGGTCTCAATGCTGTACTTAGAGGGGTCATCTTAGATCCCAACAACTGTTCTTTCAGTTTTACGACATTGTTACTGCTGGCATCATACTTTAATGCAGCTTCATAAAAGCTACCAGTTCCAGATCTTTCTGCTGCATCAATATAAAGCTGCCGATATTCTTTTCCTTCCTGACCTCCATTTTTTTGATCAAGATGTGAGTATGCAACAGTTCTATAATATCCTTCTTGAAATGTAGTACTTTCTGTTAATGTTGATAATGCATCACCCTGTACTGCTTGATTAGTATCTAAATTTTTTACACTTTGTATTTTTAGAAAATTATCTTGTTTATAGTTAACGTCTAGTATAATTCGATAATTTGTACCATCAATTTCCACATTCTGTCCATAAGAACATCTAGCTTGGAACATACAATCGGGGGTTGGTTTTGCCATATTACCAAATTTTTACAGGGCTAATGTCTAATTCTACACTTCCAAGATCTCTAACAAATTCTTGTAAATTCATTTCCATAGCAGTTTTCCATTCTTCCATTGCAAGGTCTAGAAAAATTGAGTCCACGTAAGATCTTAGGTATTTATGGTATCCTTTAGGAAGTTCAGATGGATTTGATTCATCACACCACTCTAATATCATTTCTCTTTCGTCGGGGGCGTAGTAATGTAAGTTGACACCCCAGAAAATATTACCTTGACTTGCCGTAATATAACATAAAGGGTTTCTATCGTAATACCTTAGCTTGTTTGCTGTTTTAGCACCATACTGGAACAGCATCAAGTGCCCAGGAGCAGGAGAGCCTGTAGTGGTTGATTTTGGAAAAACGTTTTTATACTCCAAGTTCCTTCTCCGTCATTACTTGAAATTCCCATTTTCTATCTTTACAGAAATCTGTTGCTGCCTTCCATTTTGCTTGATTTTTGGCATATTCAAGAGTTTCCTGAATATATCTTTTTGTTTTTTTATTTTGAGTAGGTGGCTTGCATTGTCTAAGTGGTTTGACTTCAATTACCCTTTCAACCAATTTACCTCTATTATTCTTATATTTTATATAAAAATCTGGGAAATATCTACGAATTTTGTCTGTAGTTGGATCAAAGTATGGTATATAGAATTCTTCAGATGCCCATGATAAGATAGCAGGGTTACTATCACAGTAAGACATAAATTTTCGCTCCCATAGTGAACGATATATTATATTTCTAGGGTCACCTTTATACTTTTTTGGTTTTACTGGACGAAACTTCCCTTTATATGACATACATAGTATACAGGATCATGCTATATTTAGATGCCAAGGACACCAGATGTCTTTTCGTATAGAAGACATTACTTACCAACAGAGCAGTTATATTATGGAGATTCCAGAAACGGTGATCTAACACCTGCGTTGAATAACATATATGATGTATCAATAAACTTCAATGCTTCTGCTACTCATGGTAAGTTATTATCATATTTAATACAACATGGATTTTTTACTGGATCTAGTGATCCAGGTCAGACTCTAGCAATGTATTGCTCAGAGGCACTTTTGCCTGGAACTGAGTTGCAGACTTCTCAGGTTAGTGGTCTTAGACAGGGAGTACAACAGACATATGCAGTGTATAGAAGATATCCTGATATAAATTTGACATGGTATACGAATAAAGAATATTATACAAATGATGTATTTAATGCATGGATGGAGTTTATATCACCAACTGAAGTAGGTGGTGGTAGTCATGGTTTTAATACTCAAGACAGAAGAAATGCTAAACCATCATTCAGGAGATTACAATATCCAGATACCTATAAAGTTCCTATGCAGATAACTGCCTTTAGTAAGGATGTGGGTAATGGAGATAGGGGTAATAATATTACTTACTATATTGAGAATGCATTTCCTACCAATATTGTCGCATCACCTCTAGCATATGGTAATGCAGATCTTATAAAGACAACTGTAGCATTTAATTATGAATACTATTATACTGATAGAGCTGCTAAAAATGGTAATTATCTTCAACAGTCAGATAATTGGTTGAATGCACGAAATCCATTAGGAGGTAGAAAAGATATTACAGCATGGTCATTAGGAACTGAGAAGAAAGCAGCTACAGTTGATCCCACTTTAGCGAACACCAAGAAGTTAAATCGTGGATTCGGTGGTTGGAGATCTGTTGTTGATGCTGCTACCTTTGGAAGAACTAATTTAGATAATGATCCAAACTATAAGAAAAAATGATTTAAAAGCCTACTAAATAAAGCTACTGAAACCCTTTACTATGCCTTTACCAAAGGTCGTTGCACCGACATTTGAACTGAATTTACTATCAACAGGTAAACCAGTAAAATACCGTCCATTTCTCGTTAAGGAAGAGAAAGCACTTTTAATAGCACTTGAAAGTGGTAATACTAAAGATATCATGGCTACTGTCAAGGAAGTTATGAAGTCTTGCCTTACAACAAGAGTAAAATTGGATAATCTACCTACATTTGATCTTGAGTATTTGTTTTTGAATATTAGAGGAAAATCTGTAGGAGAGACAGTAGATTTACAGGTAACTTGTACAGATGATGGAGAGACTCAAGTTCCACTAACAATATCTTTATCTGATATTGGATTAGATAGTTCTGAAGATCATAGTGATACTATAGATCTTGGTGGTAACATCAAAATCAAAATGAGATATCCTTCTATGAATGAGTTCTTAGAACAAAATTTTGCAGTTGCAAAAGAGAAGGATACTAAGAAAGTGGATGAAGCATTCAAAGCAGTAGCAAATTGCATTGATACCATTTACACAGATGAGGAAGCATGGACAGCATCTGATTGTACTACATCTGAGTTGATCAAATTTATTGAAAATCTTAGTAGTGCTCAGTTTCAGAAAATTGAAACATTCTTCTCTACCATGCCTAGATTGAAGTATGAATCAAAAGTGAAAAATCCTAATACAGGTATTGAAACAGATGTTGTAATTGAGGGACTATCCAATTTTTTCGGATAATGCTATATCATACGTCTATTGATACGTATCTTGAGGTTAATTTTGCACTCATGCATCATCATCAATGGTCATTGACTGATATAGAATCTCTGATTCCTTGGGAACGTGAAGTTTATATAAAGTACCTTACCAGTGCTTTAGAAAAGCAAAAATTAGAAGCACAACAAGCCCAACATGGCTACTAATGTAACAGCAAAAACTCCATTATTGACTCCTCTTGAGGAGAGGATGAGGAATGCTGCTGCTAAGTTGCAACCAGACGAGGAAGGTAGGGGTAAGTTGACTAGAAAGTTAGGCGAGATAATGCTTGACATGGAGAGGATGAATAATGAGATGAAGGGTTTGAGAACCGAAGTTAGAAGAGATATTAGAGCAAGAGAGAAATATTTTAGAGAAGAAGAGAAATTAATAAAGAAAGATTCAAAGAATACTGGAATATTAGCAGATAGATTAGTAAATCTTGGTAATATTGTTGCAGGTCTTGCAGTTGCTAATGGAATTAGATTACTGGGTGAAGGGGATATATCAGGTGGATTATCTGATATTGGTGTAGGAGCAGGTATAGGATTAGTCAATAACGCAGATACGTTGCTTCCACTTGTGACAACTGGTGTTGTAAATTGGATGATGGCAAGAAAGCTGATTCCACGAAGAGGAGTACCAACAGGAAATGTGGCAGGTAATGCAAAGAATTTGAAATGGTTAAGAAATCCAAAACTAATTGCTACAGCAGCCGCTATACTTGCTATACCAACTATCATGAGTATGATTGGTGGTGGTCCAGCAAATGCATCACCTAATGAGAATATAGTTATGAATAAGGGTGATGTTGAGCAGTTTGATGTTCAAGTAGATAAATTTTCTCGTATTCTTGATAAAGGTTTGAAGGGTAGACAAGAGGCATCATCAGGTTATGCAAAACCTAAAAAACCAATGTTCACTTGGCCATGGCAAAAAGATAATGACGAAGTTGAAGTGAAGGGGGAGGTCACAGATGACTTTGAAAATGACCCAGAAGCACAGGCTTTATTATCACTTATCTTAGAGAAAGAGAGTAATGGTAACTATAATACATTCTTTGGTGGTGATGATTCATTTAATATAACTGGATCTACATTAAAGGAGATATATGATGAACAAACTAGAAGGATGAAGTCAGGAGAAGCAACTTTCGAGGTAGATGGGGAAAATGTTACTTCTACTGCTGTTGGTGCTTATCAATTTATGAATCCGTTACATGATGTAGAGAAAATGTATAAGGCTCAAAATAGAGAATTTGATCCTAGTAAAATTATTTTTGATGCAAAATTACAGAATGAATTAGCAATTTGGCAGATACATAAAAAACGTGGTGTAAATCCTATGGATATCCTTAGTAGAAGGGATTTTGATAAGTTAGGTAAAGAATGGCATGGTATACAGGGTGACGATAGTTATAAAAGATATTTGGAGTTAGTAAAGAGTTTTAATGCAGATCAGTCTGGTCAGATCAAGGTTAATAATGTGGATCTGACTCTTCCAGGTAATAATAGTAGACAAGTTATGACAGGGGATGAATCTGGATCAGCAACTGTGGAACATACTGTTTCCACTACGTTTGGTGGTACTGATGGAATTTCTATTGATAGACTTGCTAATTTATTAGCTTATAATACTCCAGCAATGTTTACACAATGAGAGTACTAAAACTATCAAAAATAATATCAAACAGGAATTCTTTAGTAACAAGACTTGAGAATAAATCTCTAAGGCTCAAGAGAAAACTTCTCAAGAAAAAGGAGGAAACATATAGAAAATTAAATAAAACACTTGCTTCCAGTGGTAAGGGTTCTCCTGGTAATACTATTATCAATGGTATCATAAACACTGGTTTGTTTGTTGGGTTGCCTTTTGCACCCAGTATACTCAGATCTATAAGAGGAGTTAAACCTAGTAATGTAAGGGGTGCTAATAATGTTGTTAATTTTACTAGAAATGCTAGTAATGCAAGTAGAAATACTCGAAATCTAACTAATGCTAGTAGGGGTCTTAAGTTCACTAAGGGTAATGTTGCTCTTAATACCTTAGCAGGTGGATTAGATTATACTGCAAGAATACAAGAAGGACAAACACAAACACAAGCAATTAGTGGATCAGTTAGTGGAGTTGCTGGTGGTATTGGTGGTGCTGCAATAGGTATGAAAGTTGGAATGTTTATTGGTGGTGCACTTGGTACTTTCTTTTTTGGGGCAGGTGCTATTCCTGGTGCTGCTATTGGTGGTACTATAGGTTCTTTTATTGGTGGTTGGATAGGGGCATCTGGTGCTTCTAGGATATCTGATTGGTTTACTGGTGCAGATAAAAAACGTAAAGAAAATATTGCTGAGATTGATTCATCAAAGATTAAAACACCTTTTAGTAAGTCAATTGATAAATTTGCTATTGTTCTTGGTAAATTTGATAGGTATGTTGGTGGTCCTCCAGTTGTTGAGGGTAAAGATTTTTATGGTTATACATTAGAAAAGAATATATCCGCCACAGTTCCTCCATTACCAACAAGAGCACCATGGAAAAGGGTGAACTTACCTCCTCAGATTAGATATAAGAATTTTAGACAATTTAGATTTCCAAATCCTTTTAAGAGATTCTTAAGATCACGACAGACAAGGTTATTGAATTCAAGGAAAATTACAAATATTACTCCTAATACACAAAGGATAAAGAATTTTATTTCAGAATTTAATGATAGGAAGAGCGTAAAAACAGTAAAAAATGCTATAAGATTTATTGGTCAAGCAAGAATGGCACTATCTAATCCTTATACTCTTGGTGGTTCTTTAATAGTAAATGAGTTGGTCAATCCACAGGGATTAGGTGATGGAACTATGGAGGGTAATCCAGAGGTGATGAGAAACCTGGGATACGTTAAGACAGATGAAGGATGGGTACATAAGGATAAACTCTCACTACAGGATAAAATGAAGTATCTACCCTTGTCAACTGAAAGTTTAGGGTTCGACCCTAGTTTTACTGGTATTTCTACTAATTTTAACTTCTTGGACACTGTTGGAATGGGTACGATGAGTGCGTTCTCTGGTAATACCAATCTGATGAAACTAGACAACCTTTTTGCAGATGGTCAAAATCCATATTTACCTCAGGGGAGTGATAATAATATAGTAACTGTACAAAAAGGTGATAACAATTTTCAAATTATTCCAGTAACAGTAGATGATATTCAATCTTTTGATACATCATCCCCTGATAATGCTTCTAAATATGTTGAAATGGGAGGATATCTTACAAACTAATGACTGTAGGTAACGACAAGAAAAATTGGTTATCTGGTTATAAGTTAGAGACTTTTACCCTTTTTACCAAAAATGGTGGTAATGGTGGTAATGCTTTTCATGGTCAGTTTTTGTTTATAAAGTATTGGGAATCTGTTGGAAATACTGTCAGAGTTGATATAATCTGTAGTGATACATATGGATTTCTTGATTCTTTACCTATTAGGAGTGGAGATGTTATTGAATTAGTAATCACCCATCCTAGTAGAAAGGAACCATTTGAATTTGTTGCTAAGAAAAAGAATAGATTGATAATATCTGAAATTGTTGCTGGTACTAGAGAAGCTAAGAGAGAAATGTATACACTTCAGTGTGTTACTGAGACTACTTTGAGTAATCATACTACAAGATGTCCTGAGAAATATAAAGGAAAACCTAGTGATAGTGCTAAAACAATATTGAAGAAAGTGCTTAAAGTTGGGAAGAAGAGGATGGGAACTTGGCATGAATCATCAAATAAGTATGATTTTATGGGTAACTATATTAGACCTATTGAATTGTGTAATAGGTTAGCAGCAAAATCTGTTAGTAAGAAAACCTCAAAGAGTAGTGCTTCAAGGGGTAGTATGGGATTTGTATTTTTTGAAAATGAAACTGATGGTTATAATTTTATATCAATAGATGAGGTGATGGGTTCAAAATCAAAATATGTTGAATATCAGTTACAATCATTCAATAATCCACTAAAACCAGATAATTATACTATTAAATCTCTACCATCATTTTCAAGTAGTCATGATATTATAAAGAAACTTAGGATAGGTCAATATAAGTCTGCAAACTGGTACTTTGATATTATGAAGCGTACTCCTCATTTTGTTGAGTTTGACTATAGTAGTATAAAGGATACTGCTGAGAGAGATAAGTCAGTTCCTCATGATATTTCCGAAAAATATTCTCGTATTTTATTAAATGTGTTAGACTTAGGTGCAATCTCAAAGAAAGATACTCCTGTACCTGATTCCGAAACAATTGCTTGGAGACAAGCACATTCGGCTTCAAGATACCAATCTTTATTTTCATCTGTACTAGATATAACTGTCCCGATGAATTTCAACCTCAAAGTTGGTACTATGATAGACATCACAGTACCTAAACTAAATACTGAGGACACTAAATCAGGTAACAGTCCTTATTCAGGTAAATGGATGATAGCTAAACTATCACATGAGTTTGGTCACCCTACTGGTGATTTTACTGGTTTATCTCTCATAAGAGATTCATTTTCTGCAAATGCATAAACATGACTACTAAAGTTCCACAACACGATCTAAACCATGAGGTTTATATTGATCCAAAGGATCATAAGGAACATGTCAACCATGGCATGATTGAATATAGTGAAGCAGATTTAGAGATGCACAATGATGCTTTTCATGCTCATGAAGAGGGTGAAGAGAATCCAGGTGGTGCAAAGATCAATGATTGGCACACAAGACATGAAGATAAGCATCTTGAAGTCTATTGTGACAACCATCCTGATTCACTAGAATGTAGAGTTTACGACGATTAATGTTAGAATCTGTATCTATTGATAAGAAGCACGTTGGTGAAGACGGATTTTACTGGTTTATTGGCCAGGTAGTCCTTGATAAAGCTTGGCGTGACGATAAATCAGGTAAAGAGAAAGATGCAGATAAACAATCTAGGAAGTTTGGTTATAGAGCCAAGGTAAGAATACTAGGTAAACACCCACATCTTGATATAGTAAAAGATGAAGAATTACCTTGGGCTCATTTCTTAGTACCTCCTACAATGGGTACTGGTGTCAATTACCATGGTGTCAGTAGTCAAATACAAGGTGGTGAGACTGTTTTTGGTTTCTTCCTTGATGGACTTGATGGACAGCAACCTGTAATATTTGGTGGATTATACCAACATGAGAATATTACTGGTATAAAGGATTGGAATTCTGTAATAAGTAAAGGTACTTCTGGATTCTCGCCCATATCTGTTGATCCAAAACTTACTACTGGTAGTTCAACAACTCAATTAGGTGCTAATGTAAGACCAACTGATGATGGGCAACCTTTCAAGGGTGGTGGACTTAGTAATCAGAACCAAGAGGTAATATCATCATCAGGTGCATTAGTTAAAACTGTAACTAAACATTTTCATAATTTACCAGTTGAAGTTCGTAAGGCAACTTTATGTAATACACCTGCTATTGCCATGGGAGATGTAACCAAGGAAATGCAAGGTTTTATAAGTAAAATCCAAGGATTGAAAAAGATAAAAGGTGGATTTCTTGATCCAGTTTTGAATAGAATAGTCGATATGAATAATATTATTGACAAGGTTTCTGACAAGATAACAGGTGGTCTGACTGGTGTTATAAGAACAACAAGATCCCAGTTATTCGCTAAGATTGATGAGAAGTTGGGTGATGCTATTGATATGCTTAAACCAGACTTTCTTACTAAGAAAATTGCTGCTTTGAAGCAGAAAGAGGGTCTTTACTGTTTGATGGAAAATATGTTAAGTGGATTGAAGAATCTTATAAAGGGGTTTTTGAAAGGGTTGCTAGGTAAAATTATTAGCTTCCCTTTATGTGCTGCTGAACAATTCCTTGGAGGTCTCTTTAGTAAGATAACAAATAAAATTCAAAAGCTTATTGGAGGTCCAATGGCTGCTTTGGGTATGTTGGGTGGTATTCAGATGCCTAATTTTTCATCTATGTTGGGTAAGGCATTTGGTGCTGCACAATCATTATTGAAACTTATAAGTTGTGAACCATCTGCTTGTGATCCTAACCCAGCTGATTGGACTACTAACTCTGGTCCTTCTCTTAAGAAAGGATTGAATATCAAGAGAATGATCGGTATAACAGCATCATTAGGTAAGATGGATTTGAGTGTTACTGGTGTTCTTGGTGCTGCATTACCACAATTAGGTAAAATTGGTGAGACTGTTTCTACTGTAAAAGGACTTGCTGGAACTGTTACTAGAATGGGAAATTCATTATCTGATTTGGGATCTTCAGAATTAGGTGGATGTAATACCAGTTCTAAAGAATGCGGACCACCAAGGATTGAGATCTTTGGAGGTGGAGGTATTGGTGCTATTGCTAAAGCAGTAGTTAGTGAAACTGGTAAGGTTGTTGGTGCTAATATGGAAGATCTTGGACTTGGATATGATGAAGAACCATATGTAACAATCATAGATGATTGTGATAATGGTAAAGGTGCAACTGGTAGAGCAATACTTAAAGATGGTAAAGTAATTAAGATTGTTATGGATGAAGGTGGAGGTGGTTATCTTGGTGGAGGTAGTGAAGAAGGTGATGCAGTAATTGGTGCTGTTGATGGTGCAGACGTAGTAAATACTGGTTCTGGATATGTTAAAGGAGATTATATTGAGACTTCTAATGGCGGTAGGTTAGAACCAGAGATAGAAGATGGTAGAATAACTGGTGTATCTGGTATTGTTGACATTGGTTTAGGTGATATACCTGAACTTACAGTTATTACTAAGACAGGTTTTGGTGCATTTATTAAACCAATAACAATATTCAAACCTGTTGAAGAATACTCTGATCCTGTTGTTGCCAATGCACAGATTTTAACAGTTGTTGATTGTCCTAAGGGGTACTAATGGGTACTAAATTTCCACCACATATAATTAATCATCCTGAGAGTGGTCAGATTAGGATAGGTGAGGAAGATGACCCTGCAACTGTGAGAATTGCAGAGATTGCTGTTAATTCAGGATCTGCTGCTTCTCTTAGGTTATTCAAAGATGGTGGATGGGAAATCCAAGCAACTGATAATAAGAAGGGTTCTAATCTAATACAAAGGGGTGCAGGTCCAATTAATATAAAATCTGAGGGTGATCTCAATATTGATGTTGATGGAACATTTTCAGTCAAAGCAAAAAATATTTACATGGATGCTTTGGGTGGAGAGGATCCAAAAAAACCAGGAGGAGATATTGCTCTTACAGCAATGCATAACTTTAAAGTAGAAGCAAAGAATAATGTTAACATTATAGGTAAAGGAAATGTAACAGTTCAAGCGAGTGATAAACTAATATTACACTCATTTGGATGGAGTATTCTTATTGGTCAAGTAGTTAGAATACACGAACCTAAATCTAAATTAATTCCAGGTTCACTCAAGAGTTACATAGATACATTGCAATTAGGAGAAGGATAATGGCAGGTATTCCAGACGTTGATGTACATAAGATCTATATTGGCAATGAAGAGCCAAAGGATGATAGATCTATAAAATATTTGGATGGTGATAAACCATTTGAAGGTACATTAGCAGTTGCTGGACCAAGTTACCTAGGTGGTCACAGTGGTAGTGGTAATGGAACTTTGAATGTTGGAACTGCTATAGATGTATGGAAACCAAAGATAGAAGAACGTGCAGTAGATGTAGAGGGTGATGTCAATATTTTAGGTAAGAAAGGACCGAATCATGTTAATATTGTAGGTAATGTATATGTCACAGGAACAGTTGATTGCTTATCAACAGGAAGATTAGAGTCAAGACACAAAGTTGCTGATGGATTACCTGCGAAACCTTTTGATATACAACACCCAACTAAAGGAGAGGGACATAGACTTCGCCATGTTTCACTAGAAGGACCAGAATCTGGAGTTTATTATCGTGGCAGAACTAGGACAAATGAAATAACTTTACCAGATTATTGGAAAGAATTAGTTCATGTTGACAGTATTTCTGTTCAGTTACAACCGATTGGTTCTCATCAAAATATTATTGTTAAAGAATTTGATAATGAGAAGATAATTATAGAGTCTGATAACTATCTTGAAAAAATAGATTGTTTCTACCATGTATATGGTGAAAGAAAAGATGTGAATTCATTACTTGTTGAGTATGAGGGTAATGGTAGATATGATTATCCAGATCCAAACTTTAATGAGAACTCTAATGTTCCACTTGAGGAAAGAAATTATAATGATCCTCAATATAATTATGGGCAAAACACCAAGACTGTGTTATAATATAGAAAAATAGTTTATCATGGCAAAGCATACCCATTTACGTGGAAGAGTCAGACTCGATGGGATTATTGAATTTCCTGAAGATTGGTTCAATAGAATCAATACAGAATCGATCAATGTTCAATTGACATCTAATTCTGTTCATCAAGAACTTTTTGTTGAAAGCATTCCTTATGGTAGGAAAGTAATTGTACGAAATGCTAGTGGTGGAGCTATAGACGCTTTTTATAGTGTCACAGCTGACCTGACAGATGAAGCATAGTACGCTATAATAGGAATTATATACGAAATCCTCACATGTTTGTCAACGAGTATGTTAGTAGAGTTGAGGTAAACATCCTTAGAAGGACGTTTACAATTTTTGGTTGTGATGGAACCAAACAAGAACTTACATGCGATGATGCTGATCAATTTACGAATGTTCTAAACGTAACACGAACAGCTACGGAGGTTGATGAAGAAATAGAGTTAGTATACATAAGTTAGTAGCAAAATCTATGACACCGAATCGGCATGACATACCCCTTATAGGAGACTTCTATACTAAAGATGAAGTGGATAAGATGGTGGCAGATGCTCTTGCAAAAGCAAGAGCAATTGATGAAGAATCAATGCGTCTGCACAATCGAAATGCTACTATTATTAGTATGATCCTTGGATTTACATGTCTTGCTTTGTTTCTTGATGGAACTTTACGATTACTCGGAATTATACCACCATTCTTAGATATTGATATAAGTATCGTAGATAAGATTGCCGATAAAGTAGAAAATGAGGTTTTGCCATTAGTTCAACAAGCAAAGGGATACATCCCTAGGATCTGATGGAAAAGACGGAAACTAAAGAAAAAGAATCCTCAGAAGAACCCTTATCTGAAGAGGAAGAGTATTTTCTCAAGCTGCATAAGGAATTCAACGACGATGGTTGCTAAATAGGTTGAAGGAATGGTGTCAGGATTTATAGGTAATGCCGTTAAGTAGACTTGAAAATTTTCTAAAGAATATTCAGGGTAACGTAATATACGTAAACCCAGAAGAACTTGATGCGACTGATGATGTCAGCAACACAGGTAATTCCAGAACTCGTCCGTTCAAGACGATACAAAGAGCACTGATAGAATCAGCAAGATTTTCATATCAATTAGGTAAAGATAACGATAAGTTTGATAAGACTACTATTATATTAAGTCCAGGTGTACACTACGTTGATAACCGTCCAGGTTATAAGATTGACACTGCTGGAACTGTAAATGATATAAATGGATCTTCACAAACAATAAATCAATTATCTGTAGGTACAGAGTTTGATCTACAGAATGCAGGGAACGTATTATATCAATTTAATAGTATTCATGGTGGTGTTATTCTACCTCGTGGTACATCTATAGTAGGTCAGGATCTTAGAAAAACTAAGGTAAGACCAAAGTTTGTTCCTGATCCAAATGATACTACTGTTGCTTCTAGTGCAATATTCAGAGTAACAGGTGGTACTTATGTTAGAGAAGTTAGTATATTTGACGGAGATCCAGCAGATAGAGTTTACAAAGATTACACAAATAATGTTTATCAACCCAATTTTTCACACCATAAACTAACTTGCTTTGAGTTTGCTGATGGTGTCAATACAGTTACTGGTCAAGGTATAACAGATCTTGATATGTATTATGCTAAGTTGACCTTAGCATATGGTAATAGTTCTGGTCGTGCTTTACCAACATACCCAACTAATGATGATTTTGAACCTGTAGTTGATGAAGCTAGAATTGTTGGAGAGATTTCTCAACTAGGTTCTCTTGAGATTGAGGACATTTATTCTGGTATCAATCCTTCAGATCCTACTGCAACAACAATTGTTTCTGTTGTTACGTCAGAACCACATGGTTTCAACGTAGAAACTCCTATCAATGTTAAGGGTGTAGCAGGTAATAGTAATGTAAATGGTACTGAGTATGATGGTGTTCATGTTGTTTCACAGGTTCTAAGTGATACTTTATTCACTTATTCTGTAAACACAGCACCAGCTGCAACAGCTACACCAAACTTAGCAGGTCTTTCTCCAATAGTTACAGTAGAAAGTGATACTGTAACATCATCATCACCTTATATCTTCAACTGTTCACTCCGATCTGTATTCGGAATGAATGGTTTATATGCTGATGGTAGTAAAGCAACTGGATTCAAGTCCATGGTTGCTGCCCAGTTTACTGGCATATCCTTGAACAAGGATGATACTGCATTCGTAAAGTATAATAATACAAGTGGAACTTACCAAGACCAGGCAGCACTTGGTACTTCTGCTGTATTACATACTGATTCAAGAGCAAGACATAAGCCAACATATGAAAGTTTCCACATAAAAGCATCTAATGATGCTGCTCTTCAGTTAGTTTCTACATTTGCTGTAGGTTGTGGTAAACAGTTTATTTGTGAGTCTGGTGCTGATGCTTCTATTACCAACTCTAACTCTAACTTCGGTTCAGTTGGTTTTGGTGCAGATGGATCTAAATCTGATGCTTTCTCAAAAGATGATAAAGGATTTATTTCAGGTATTGTACCAGCACAGAAAAATTACGCTAAAATTATCAACTATAACTGGTTGAAACTTGACGTAGAACTTACTGTTGCTGCTCCTAGTACTAAACTGTACTTGAGAGGATACAATAACAAGGACACAATCCCGCCAGCTCAAAGTTCAATCTATACTGTTGGTAACAAAGTAGGAGAAGACTTAGGTCTAACTGTAGCAGGTATTACTTCTACTGCTAATGTCTTGATGACAGTTCCAAGTGGTTCGGGAGTTTCTGGTAAGAAGGAATATCATGTAGGACGTGCTGCAGGTATTAATAGTATTACTACTAATACTATAACATTACAAGGTAGTCATAACTTATTCCAAGGGGAGTCAATCCAGTTCTTCTCTGATACAGGATCCTTACCTGATGGTCTTGATTATGGTAAGACTTATTATGCTATAACACAGTCACCACTAGCAAGTGACCAGATAAAGATTGCTACATCAATATCTAATGCCTTAGCAAATAATGCTATAACTGGTATTAATAATCTTGGTGGTGGACTAAGAATAGTTTCTGACGTTGCTATGAAGCAACCAGGAGATCCAGGTCATCCAGTACAGTTTGATGGTACAGGTTGGTATGTTAATGTAGATAGTGGTAATTTACTTCATACACTGATAACACAGAATCAGTCAACCATTACACCAGAGACATCTAACACCTTTATTAAGAGAAAACCAGATAATAGAAAAGATTTACAGAAGATATACAGACTAAGATATGTTTTACCTGATGGTGCAACTAACGCTTCTCAACCACAGAACGGATATTCCATTGCAGATAGTGGTACTGTAATTGATGATGATAAGTTCCAGAATGATAATACACCTCTTACTGGTGACTTAGATCTAAGATCTGATACTAATATTATACATGCTTCATGGGCATCTAATGTTGGTATTATTACAACTAAGTTCCCACACAGATTGAGGCGTGGACAGGTTATACAGATCAATAGATTGAGATCTGAGAATAATGCTAATGGTGTTTCTAACCTTGGTTATAATGGAATGCATGAAATCTTATCTATTGATGATAAGAAGACGTTTAGAATTGGTATAAACACTAACCCAGGTGGTATTTCAACTATAACTCCATCTGTCCCCTATACTTTCCATAACCTAAACATTGTTGGTTCTGGTAGAACATTCTCTCCATACTTTGTTAGGAAGGATTATGGTAACTCATACCAGATCTTCAACCAAGAACAAGTTCAGGAGCATCAAGAAGGAAGACAGGATGGTGTTTATGATTTAACACTTGTTGGTTATACTAACATACCTGAGATTGCACCATTTGATATAGGATCAAATAGATTTGCTCAGAATATTAACAACCTAAAACCAAATGTAAGTCCTGATAACCCAGAAGATGATCCATTACCAGCTGTATCATATGCTGTTAGGGATGATATTGGTCAGGTTGAAACTAATGATCCAGCTCGTAGTATTTCTAAAGAAGCTACTCTTGAGTTCATACAGGATATTGGTGTTGGTATTGCATTGACTGAATCTAATTTCAGTGGATCTGATGTTACTCTATTCACAGAAAGTGATCATGGATTCAATAGTATCATAGAACTTAGTGGTATAACAGGTGGTTCACAGTATGGTAGGAACTCTGGATCTGCTGAATTTTATTTCAGTGTTGATCTTGTAGGTGGTACTGGTAAAGGTGCAACTGCTGATGTTACTGTTGCTGCTTCATCAACTATTACTGCTATGGATATGGTGGACTTCGGTTCAGGATATTCTGTAGGAGATGTTCTTACTGTAAGGGGAGTTCCATTCCATACTCCAGGTGCTGATTGTCAGGTAACAGTTTCTGAGATTGATAATAACCTTGGTGATATTGTTCAGGTAGTTGGAATTGGAAGTACAGGATATAATGGTCTACGTAAGATAACCAATATTACTGATCCTAAGAAGATCATGTATGAAGGTGATGTCGGTGCTGCTTCGACGGGTGGATACTTCTATCACGTTGGTGTTAGTACTGGTATAACAAATATCCTTCATGATACCATAAGTGGTATAGCAACAGTTTATCTTGATGGGGACCTGGGACTAAGGCGGGGAGATATAATCCAGATTAATAATTCTAATACAGTTTATAATGGACAACACCCAGTTCAGGAAAGGGTAGGTTATGGTGCATCATTATCAGTTTTGATAAATGCTGGATCATCACCAACATTCCAAGAGGTTGGTGGATCTGCATATGCTCATGGTACTGGTATTAACTACAGAGCTTTTGGTAAAACTGTACCAATATACGGTGGTCAAACTACTACTATAACATCTGGTATTAGTACTACTTCTACATCAATTTCATTAACTAAGAAGAATAAGTTCCGTAGAGGAGATTATATTCAGATTGAGGATGAGATTTGTCGTATTACTAACCAAGCATGTAATGAAGTTTCTAGGGGTGCTCTTGGATCAAATGCTACCAACCATGTTCAGAACACATGTGTTCAGAAGATAAAGGTATTACCTATAGAATCTAGAAGACATAGTACGATACGTGCTTCAGGGCATACGTTTGAATACGTTGGATTCGGACCAGGTAACTATTCAACTGCAATGCCACAGACTCAGGATAGAGTCTTGAATGATAAACAACAGTTGTTAGCACAGTCAACTGCTACTAGAGGTGGTAGTGTTGTTTACTCTGGTATGAATGATAGGGGTGAGTTCTTTATTGGTAGGAAGAAAATTGATGCTCTTACTGGTGAAGAGATATCAACTATTCAAAACTTTGATTCCACACCTATTCTAAACATTCCATCAACGATTGATTTTGATGATCTAACAGTAAATGATAACCTTTATAGTAATGGTAATACTGAGATTGTTGATCTAAGGTTGAGGGGTAATAGATCTGGTGATGTAGGGGCTAGTGTTTATGTTGGTATCAATGGTTCTGCACAAGCAGCACCTGTAAGTACGATTGATAATATTATATTCAATCAGACATTTGATGCTGCTGGATTTATTGGATGGATTAGAACTTCTGATTCATCACAACCATGGAAGAAGTGGGGACCAATTTCTGTTGATCATACAGAACATTATGCTATTGATAAGTTAGCACTCAATAAAAATAAGGTAGATCATCATTGGGTTTTAGAAACAAATGGAGACGCTAAGATAGTTGGTAGCACTCATGCTACTGGTATCGGTACATTTGGTCAAGGTGTAGTTGCTTCAACAGCTAAAGTTGGAGATTTAACTACTGGAAGAGTTGTAACAGCAGGTACTGGTGGTGAACTACAGGATAGTTCTTCACTCACATTCTCAGGTGCAACACTTACTGCCAATACTTTGGTAGTAACAACTGGTGCAACTGTAACACAAACATTGACTGCAGAGCAGGTAACGTCAACAGACGATATGACTGCTGCTGGTACTGTTACTGCTGCTAACTTCATTGGTAATGGTGTTATACCTATCGGTGGTATCATCATGTGGTCTGGTACAGATTCTAACGTACCAAGTAACTGGGCGTTATGTAATGGATCAAACGGTACACCAAACTTAATTGATAAGTTTATTGTTGGTAGAGGTAGTGCTTATGCTGCTGGAACAACAGGTGGTTTTACTGACTCTGTAGTTGTTCAACACGATCACACAGCAACATCAAGTGTTACTGACCCTGGTCACGCTCACACATTCAATTCTCACAATGATGATACTGCTGATGGTAATACCTTGAATGATAGATCTAATCTACCTAATACAAGGACGATGACATCTAGTAATAATAGTACTGGTATTAGCGTTTCTACCAGTGTTGACCAAGAAGGTGTTTCTGGAGCTGGTAAGAACTTACCACCATACTACGCTATCGCATACATCATGCGAGTGAGTTGATAAATACACATACTAAGGAGTAATTTCGTAGATGGCATCTGTCAATAAGAAATTTGCAGTTGAAAAGGGGCTGGAAGTCGGTGATGACGCTCTGGTAGTTGATGCTGACGGTAAACGTACTGGTATTGGTAAAACAGATCCGAAATATGGACTGGATGTTGCCTCTGCTGCCAATTTTGATGGAGTTATATCTGCCAATCAAGTTGGTATAGGTAGTACACAACCAGCCAGAGATATTGATTTTGGTAAAGATATAATTGTTAGAAAGAAAATATATGATGTTCAAGATAGTGCAGGTTCTAACAGACAAGTTTTAATATCAGTCGGTACTGGTATATCATGGAGTGATGGTGCTGATATCGATACAGATGCAGCAGGTCAACCAACTCAGATACAGTACAATGCAGGTCCAAAGTTTGGTGGTGCGGATAATTTTGTATTTGACTCCTCTAATTCTCGTGTCGGTATTGGTAGCACACTACCAGAGTACCTCTTAGATGTAAAAGGTGAGACTAGAATTGATGGTGTTCTAAGAGATGCAGACAATGCAGTTGGTGCTGCTGGATCTATTCTTTCCTCTAATGCTAATGGAGAATTAGCATGGGTAGGTGCAGGTGCATCTACACTTAACATAATATACGTTACTGAAGATGGTGATGATGATAAGGATGGTAGAACTAACTCTACTTCTAAGAGAACTATAGAAGGTGCTATTGGAGTTGCTCAAGCAGGTGATGTTATAAGAGTTTCTGGTGGTATATACTACGAAGATAACCCAGTATTTGTTCCTCGTAATGTAACCATAGATGGTGATGATCTAAGAAATACACAGGTTATTCCAAAGAATAAGAGGAAAGATTTATTCCATGTCAATAACGGTGTTCTAATACAGAACATGTCATTTGTTGGTGCTGCTAATACAGGTGCCATAATATCTTTCCCACCACAGGGTATTGTAAACAATCATAGGTTTGTAAGTGCTACTGGTAGTCCTATTGTAAAGACTTCATGGAACTCTGGTGTATCTACTGCTCCAATCGCTGCTGATTATGATCCTACAAGTGGTATCTTAACATGTACTACAGAGAATCCTCATGGATTATCGGCTCCTTCAGTGTTCTCTATATCTACTGCTGCTTATAATTCAAAGGTAGGTATCTTAACACTCACAACTCCAGGTAATCATGGTATTTCAGTCGGTGAGTATGTTGCCGTTGATAATAATGCATTAACATTCCGTTGTGCAATGGACGGATATGTTAGTAACCATACTTATCCTAGAGGTACTGATCCTTTTGGTGGTAAGTATGCAACTGTAACTGGTACACCTAGTACAACAACTTTAGAATTATTTGTTGGTAAGTCAGAGCAAACAACTCATACTGTAACTAATGCAACATATGAGCCTACAACTGGTGAGATGGAACTTACCATTGGATCTCATTCATTAACTGCTGGTGAGAGTATCAAACTTGCTGATTCATCTATAACCTTGAACTGTAACTTCGGAGCAGGTGGTAGTAAGGCATATCCAAGAACTACTATAGATTCCTTCCAGGCAATAGTAGGAACAACGTATGATCCAGTAACAGGTGTTATAAAAGTCAAGACAAATATAGAACATGGTAAGAAGGATGGTGATTTTGTTAAGTTCGAGGATGGTGCTGTAACATTCACTTGTCTAGAGGGTGGTGGTAATCATAACTATCCAAGATCAACTGACTTTGCAAGTGGTAAGTATATTCCAGTTAGTAACGTAACTGCTGATACATTTGAAGCAGTTATACTTGATAGTGAGGGTATTCCATCAACTAATCAGACAGACCATACATTTGTAAGTGGTGTTGCTTCTGCTGTCAAGTTCAAAAGAGATAGGGCATACGATCAACCGATTGAGATAACCAATGCTACTGATGATTCAATCTTTATCAATGTTGGTATATCAACCATTACTAATGCTCATACATTTGTAAGTGCAACAGGTAATGGAGTTATTGCTCAAGGTGAGTATGAACATTCATTCATCAAGTCTACTGGATCTCTAAGGAAATCTAATGATGTGGTAGGTATTACCACAAATGCTCTTACCTTTACATGTGAGCAAGATAAGCATAGTTCTAATCACACATATCCTAGACCAACAGACCATGTAGCAGGTATTATGACTGCTGTTACTGCTGTAGCTGATGCTAATACATTTACTGTCAACATTGGAGATGCAGGTGCTGGAGCAAGATATGTTGGTTTATGTACACAGTCACCTTATGTAAGGAACTGTACAAACTTTGTTCCAGATTCAGTTGGAATGAGAATAGATGGTAATCATCAAGAGGGCATCAAGTCCATGGTGGTTGATTCTTATACTCAATATAATCAAGGTGGTATCGGTGTTACCATATCTAATGATGGATATGCTCAGTTAGTTTCTATATTCACAGTTTGTGATGAGGCAGCTATTACTTGTGTATCTGGTGGACAGTGTGATGTCAACAACTCTAACGCATCATTCGGTACTTATGGTCTTATAGCATCTGGTGTTGGTACTGTTCATCAATCAGGTTCACTAGCAGTAGAAGCAATAGCTGAAGATAATCAGGTAGTTGTTTCTGGTATATCACAGAGACCATACACAGGTCAAGTATTTTATATTGGTGAACTATTCAATGAGATAGTTGAAGTTGAGATAACAAATCCTGGTAGTGGATATACATCTGCTAACCCGCCTAAAGTAACACTAGCTGCTCCGAACGGACCAGGTGGTATTACTGCTGAGGGTGTTGCTGTTATAAGTGGGTTCGGATCTTGTACTGCTGTTGACTTGTTTGCTACAGGTTCTCAGTACAGAGGAACACCAACAGTAACCTTTGAGGCACCTGGATCTGGTATAACTGCAACTGGTACTGCCAAAGTAGCACCTAAGTATTATACTATAAATAGTGCGACACCAGTTACAGCTGGAGTTTCTACAATAACTGTTGATCAGACTATACCAGCCAATGTCGGTATTGGTTCTACGGTACCATTTGCCCGACAATCTCTGATCCTTGCTTCATCATATACTTTTGAATATATTGGTGCTGGTCTAACTATTGGTCAGGCATTACCTAAAGATGGTGGTGTTACCATACCTGCAAATGAAACTGTATCGGAGAGAGGGGGTCGAGTTGTTTATACATCTACTGATGAAAGGGGTAACCTGAAAGTCGGTGATGGATTTACAATCAACCAACAAACTGGAACCGTTACAGGTGACGCTTTCAATAAGTCTATTCAAGCCACACTCACACCACTCATTATCGCCTTAGGAGGAGGAATATAAAATGGCTGCAATTCCATTAAATAGATTTAGAACCATTACCCATACGGTAACTCAATCTGCTGTTGGCATATACACATGTCCTCCAGGAGTTGCATCGCTTATCATATATGGTAATGTTTCTAATGTCGGTCAGGGAAGTTCAATAACTTCTTTTACAGTAAAACATACTAGAGATGCAATTGACACTGAGATCGTAAGGGATGCTAGAATCCCACATCAAGATGCTATGAACTTCATTGACGGAAGACTTGTTCTTGAAACAGGTGATATTCTGAAAATTGAGGGATCTCAAAATAATGATATGAAGTGTATTATCAGTATACTAGAGAACGCTAAGTAAATGAGATTATTATCTGGCAGAGTAGGAGTTACCTCTTACGCAGGGCTATCAACCTATAGAAAACAGACTCCAGATCTTCCTGGATTTTTGTCATTATCTGAGGCAGAACCTAATTTAGGTTTACCTGATAATAATGACCAGGTTTTGTATGGTGGTATAGATGGTTCTAGGTATTGGGGAGCTGCTGGTGGTGCTCCGTCAGGTTCAGTTGATGGTATAACAGTACAAGAAGATGGTGTAACACCAGTTGGTTATGGTGGATCTGTTACTATATTAAACTTTATTGGAAATGGAGTTGATGTAACAGAAGCCAAGTTCATGCAGTCTGGTGCGACTATTGGTGTATCTACGGTAGAAATTAATAAGTCGGTAAATGAGGTATCAGATGCTAATGATTTTGTTAGAGCAACTGGTATAACAACATTCAAGGTTGGATATGGTTTATCTTATATTGAAGAACCAGGTAAACCAGGTATTGTAAGTATATTCTCTGCTGGTGGTGCTCAAACCAAGATGCAGAATGAAGATGGTACTGATGCATTTACTAATGTTAGTACCATGAGAATCGGTTATGGTATGACTGTATCTCAAGTTAGTATTGGTATTGCATCCTTAGGACTCACTGGTCACGTTGAGAATTGGTCTGCTACAGGTATTGTAACTTCAGGTCTAGGATTCAAGGGTGACTTGGTTGGTGCAGGTGTTACTGCTACTTCTGGAATCACTGGAAATCTCACAGGTAATGTGACTGGTGATCTTACAGGAGATTCAGCAGGTACTCACACTGGACGTAACATAGGACATGTTACAGGTGATATTAATTCTGTTGGTGTATCTACCCTAAAGCAGGTTTATCTTGATACAATACAAGCAACAGGAATTGTAACTACTGCTGCTGGATTTATTGCTCCAGTTGGTAGTTTCGGATTCTTAGGATCATTAAACTCTACAGGGATATCTACAGTTGCCTTTTTCAATGGAACCAATATTAACGTATCTGGTATTGCCACTGCTGCTGGCGGTTTTGTGGCAGGTGTTGGTGGTGTCGGAGGATCAGGATTCACAGGACGACTAACGGGTGATGTAACTGGTAATGTAAACGCTGCAGGTATTTCTACTATACCACAGTTGCTTGGTACTACTGGTAACTTTACTGGTGTAGTGACTGCATCAAGTTTTGTTGGTAGTTTCACTGGTGATATAACTGGTGACTTGACTGGTGCTGCTTCTCAAATAACATTATCAAATGAAGGAACTGATACAACCTGCTACCCAGTTATGGGTAAAGCACCTACAGGTAATAAAGCACCTGTAACTAATACTAATCTAGTATTCAATTCTTCTAATGGTACATTATCTGCAACTACATTCAGTGGTAGTGGAGCAAGTCTAACTAACCTTCCATCTGGAAATCTTACAGGTGCTTTACCTACTCTTGATGGTTCTGCATTAACTGATGTTGATGCTGCAAGGGTTGAATTGATAGTTTCAAGTAATACTAATGCTACACATTATCCTACATTTGTAGATACTGTAAATGGTACAGAGAATGTAAGAACGGATGCTGATTTCAGATATAATCCAGGAACAAATGTTCTAACTGCTGGAACATTTGATGGTCTTTCTACAGGATTAACTGGAACTCCATCTATTAGTGTAACTGACATCACACTCAATGGCAACATGGAGCCTGATGCTGATGCAACTAGAAATCTAGGTAGTGCATCAAAGAGGTGGGCAAATGTTCATACTGCTGACATGCATTTCAATAATACTGGTACAGGTGGTAATGATATAGATGGAACTGAAGGACACTGGATACTACAAGAGGGTCTTGATAACATATACATGATAAACAAGAAAACAGGTAAGAAATATAAGATAGCATTGACTGAGGTCTAAATTCTTTGACAGTTGAAATATATGATGATCTAATTGAATCTGATCTTCAGCAAGAGGTGTATGATTATATTCAGACACGATCATGGTATTCTCGTTGGATAGGTGCTACTGATCAATTGTTGAATGATGATTATACTGATAAAGAATATCATATCAAATATAATATAAAAGGGATTAATGAGTATATACCTTCTAGGGATGGTAAGTTTGGTCATAGACATAGTATAGTTTCTACATCTGGATTTGATGATAGTAAAGATAGATTCAGTATGTACCGTCATCCATTTGGTATAAGTGATGAGCAAATTAGGGGTAGAAGTCCATTGATCTATAAGTTATGGACTGATATCAATAGTAAATTGTTTGATAGTAAGGCAACTCTTGATGGTATAGGTGAAAGGATTGGTGGACTTTTATTTCAGAGGAAGTTTGTATTTAAAGATAATCTAGACTTCTATCGTAAGTATACTCTACCATTGAATACTCAAGGGTTTACATGTTATTTGAACGGTAGGTGTTATAATCCTTTTTCTGGAGATAAATTGAAGGGTAGGACAGGACAGATACACAAGGACACTGGTCCACATGATTCTGATCATGAATATTATACTGTATTATATGTTGCAAATCTAACATGGTTACCAACTTGGGGTGGTGAACTTGTATATTATGGTGAAGAAGATACTACTGAGAAGCATTGGAAGGATGGGTATAATGTTGGTTGGCCAAAGCACATGATTGGCAATAGACCAAATAGAATAGTTAAGTATTCACATGATGAAACTCATATGTCATTGAATCCAAGAGCTGATGCACCAGAAATGAGTCAGAGGGTGGCATTTCGGGTAAAATTATAACTATAATAAATAAGTTTAGCATGATATTATATAAAATAATATCAATTTTATTAAACCATGTGAGCGAAAGGAACCTGCACTGAGGTATCCATGCTGCAAAGGTCTGATTCTTTACAACCCATAGGAATATTCATCCATGTCTAGAGCTAGAGAACTGGCCAAGGTTGGTGGAAAGAATCAGCAAATTATTGCAGGGCTTTCATCACACGTTGGAGTATCAACATTCGCAGATAATGTCTTTATGTACAGTAACTTGGAGGTTACTGGTACAACAGCATTTAACGGTGGAACATTAACATTAGGAGATAACGCTTCAGATAACGTTGTCTTTGGTGCAGACGTAAATTCACATATCATACCAAATACAGATGATACCTACGATTTAGGTTCATCAACACAAGAGTGGAGAAATCTTTATATAGATGGAACTGCTAATATAGACACAGGTGTTGTTGGAACAATGTCTGTAGGAGATCTGACAGACAATAGAGTAGTTATTGCAGGTACATCTGGAGAATTAGAGGACAGTGCTTCCCTCACATTCGATGGTACAACACTTGCGACTACTAATGCAACATTTAGTGGTAACGTTGATCTAGGTAACGCAACTTCGGATACAATTACCGCAACTGCTAGGTTCGATAGTGACTTAGTTCCTAGTACGGACAATGCAAGAGACTTAGGTGCGTCTGGATTAGAGTGGAAAGACTTATATCTTGATGGTACTGCTAACATTGACGCATTATCTGCTGATAGTGCGACACTTGCTACTGCTGCTGTTTCAGACTTAACAGATGGAAGAGTTGTTCTTGCAGGTACATCTGGAGAATTAGAAGACAGTGGTAACCTAACCTTTGATGGTTCAACTCTTACTGTTACTGGTGCATTAGCAGTCAGTGGACAAGTAGATTGGAACGGTGACATCAATTTAGGTAATGCAACAGGTGATACTGTTACTCTTGTAGGTAGATTTGATAGTGATCTGGATCCTTCAGCAGATAACACTTATGACTTAGGTGGATCTGGATTAGAGTGGAAAGATATTTACATAGATGGTACTGCTTATCTTGATACAGCACAAATAAACCAATTAAATGCTCATGGCAATGGTTTTGTATCTGCTGGTTCAAGTATTATACCAGACACAGATGATACCTATGACCTAGGTTCTAGTGATAAGATGTGGAGAGATGTCTGGATTGGACCAGGATCCCTTTACGTCAACGGTCAGAAAGTTATTGAGGAGTCATCATCTAACATTGTTGTTAGTGCTGATGCTAACCAGAACGTTGTTCTTCAAACACATGGTTCAGGTGACTTAGAACTTGACCCAACTGGTACTGGTGTTATTCAGGTCAAGGGTACATTACAGGTAGAAGATGGAAAGAGTATAACAAATAGTGCAGGTAATGATATTACTTTAGGTAATAATCTAAGAGTAGATCAGATTACTACTCAAAGTAATAACACTAACCTAAACCTATCTGGTAGAGGAAGTGGTAACGTAACTGTCAACGATACTCTTGCAATTACAGGTGACCTAAGTGTAACTGGTGGATCAATATCCATTGGAACCAATGGTATTACTGCTACCACGATCAATGCTACTGGTGTTGCAACTGCTACTCAGTTCGTTGGTGCTGTTGTTGGATCAACAATCTCAGCAAGTAGTAACGTTGACTTCAACGGAGATTTAGACGTTGATGGTACAACAAACCTAGATGTCGTTGACATTGATGGTGCTGTTGACATGGCATCTAATTTAGTCATAGCAGGTAACATTGATGCTAATGGAGACCTAGATGTAGATGGCACTACAAACTTAGATGTCGTTGACATAGATGGTGCTGTTGATATGGCGACCACCTTGACATTGGGAGGTAACGCTGACTTCAACGGAGACCTAGATGTAGATGGTACTACAAACTTAGATGTTGTTGACATTGACGGTGCTGTTGATATGGCATCATCATTGACAGTTGATGGAACCGTTACTTTGAATACTGCACTTGCAAGTAGTAACTTAGCAACCTCTGGTGTATCAGCAGGTACAGTTGGTTCATCAACTGCAATTCCAATAATAACCGTCAATGACAAAGGTCTGATAACAAATACTTCAACTACAGCAGTTGATAGTACAACCATTGAGAATGGAAGTGCTTCGGTTGCAGTAGCAAGTAACGGACCAATCACATCTACTGGAAATCATGACTTCACAGCAGGGATTGATGTTACAGGAAACTCAACCTTTGCTAACAACGTTACCATAACAGGTTCTGTTGATGCTAACGGTGGTGCATCTATCGATAACGTTCAGGTTGGTGTAAGTAACGACAATGAGATCGATACTTCATCTGGAAACCTCGTTCTAGACTCAGCAGGTGGTACGACAACTGTTGATGACAACTTGATTGTTAGTGGAAACTTGACTGTAAATGGTACAACCAATACAGTTAATTCTACCACAGTTACTATCGCTGACAAAAACTTCCAAGTTGCTACTGGATCTGCTGATGACTCGGTTGCTGATGGAGGTGGTTTAACCGTTGACTCAGGTGACGGTGATAAAACATGGAACTTTGAGGCAACAGGTGATAACTGGGGATCCTCAGAAAATATAAACCTTGCATCAGGTAAGGTATTGAAGGTCAATAACACTCAGATACTTAGTGCTACTACACTAGGTTCATCTGTTGTAGCATCTTCACTAACAAGTGTAGGTACTATTGCTTCAGGTACTTGGAATGGTTCAGCAATAACAAATACTTACTTGCAAAATAGTTCAGTATCTTATGGTGGTGTAGCACTATCATTAGGTACAACTGATGCTACTCCAGCATTTGACTTGAGCGATGCTACTAACTATCCTACTTCAAGTTTGAGTGGTACTATAACCAATGCTCAACTTGCAGGTTCAATAGCAAATGGTAAGTTATCAAACAGTTCAGTATCTTATGGTGGTGTATCACTATCATTAGGTGGATCTGACGGCACTCCAGCATTTGACTTGAGTGATGCTACCAATTATCCTACAAGTAGTCTAAGTGGTACTATAACTAACGCTCAACTTGCAGGTTCTATTGCAAGTAGTAAGTTAGCATCAACTGGTGTATCTGCAGGTACAGTTGGATCTTCAACTGCAATTCCTATCATAACTGTCAACGCACAGGGTCAGATAACAACCACAAGCACCACAGCAATTGATAGTACAACAATCTCAAACGGTGGTGGATCAGTTGCAGTAGGTAGTGGTGGAGGTGTCACAGTTACAGGTGACACTACTTTCGTAAATCATGCATCTTTTGGTGATGATGATGAAATAAGATTTGGTGCTGGTACTGATGGAACAATCTATTCGGATGGTGATAACTTCTTGATGCAAGGATCTGGTACGACATACCTAAGAGGTAGCACTATTAATATTGGTGCTAATGGAGGTAGTGGTGGTTTTTCAGATGCCTTAGTTGTAGATAAGTCTGGTAGTGAGAGAGTTCAACTAAGATGGGGGAGTAGTCAGCGTTTAGTCACTACTTCTGCAGGTGTAACAGTAACTGGTAACATAGCTGTTACAGGAACAGTGGACGGTAGAGACGTAGCATCCGATGGTTCAAAATTGGATGGAATAGAGAGTGCGGCTACCGCAGATCAGACAGCATCAGAAATCTTGACACTTATCAAGACAGTTGATGGTGCAGGTTCTGGACTTGATGCTGATACTTTAGATGGTATTAGTTCTGCATCTTTCTTAAGATCAGATACTTCTGATACATTCAGTGGTACATTGACTGTATCTGGTAACATATTACCTAATGCTAACGGTACCAGAGATCTTGGTGCATCTGGCACCAGATGGGCAAACGTTTACAGTTCTGACCTTGACCTCAGTAATGAGGCAAAAGGTGGTAACACCGTAGACGGTACCTGGGGTTCTTACCTAATAGAAGAGGGTGAGGACAATCTATACTTAACTAATAGAAGAAGCGGTAAGAAATTCCGTTTCGTTCTAGAAGCAGTATAGCATACATATTATTACACTAAACCCTTAACTATCTTAGTTATGAGGTCTGATAAAATCTACATAAATAACTAAGATAGGAGAAGAGATTCAATGGCTCTATACGGTACAGGTTCTAACGTAAACCAAACTACCGATGTCAGTGCAGGTAATTACGGTAGTTCAACTGCAATTCCCGTAATCACTGTTGATTCAGATAAAAGAATAAGTGCAATAAACACGACTTCAATTACTCTGGACGCATCCATCAACTCTAATGCGAGTGTTGGTGACGTTGGTACATATGCGTTCTTGCAACAATCAGGAACAGAGAACTCAGCATCAAACGCTGGTTCAACCTTAGCAGGTTCTAGTTTAAGATACTCAGATGCTACTGGTAGATCCAGTGGTACACCTTCAGGTAACTGGAGATTGATGGGTTATGACTCTGGTGCTGCATTGGTCAACTCAGGATCAGGTTCTGGTTCAGGTTCTGGTTCAGGTAACGTTACTGCTAACCCAAGTGGTAACTTGTCATTGAGTTCAGGTAATATTCAGGGTAACACCTCACTTGCTTCAGGTAACATCCATGGTAACTTGAGTGGTAACTTGAGTGGTGGTAACGTTCAAGGTAATACTAACGTAAACGTTGCAGGTAACATTCAAGGTGGTAAAGGTGGATCATATAACGTAAACCGAGGTGTTCCTACTGACCATTTGGGAGTTGGTGGTTCTGTAAACGTTGGTGGAGAAAACGTTGGTGTTGGTGGTAACGTTGCTACTGACCATTTGTCAGTTGCAGGTAACATTCCAACAGATAACCTATCAATCAGTGGTACTGCTTCCGTAAACGTGACAGTGAACTCAGTTACAGTTAATACAACTGTGGCATACAGTTCATCTTTATGGTTACGCTATTCATAACGGAGGAAACAAACAATGGCAACTAATTACGAAATCGCTGCTGCTAGGAATCCTAAGTGGGCAAATCCTGAGAAGAATATGATCGACCTTGAGGTTGATTTTGCTCCTCTTGATGAACAGTGGTTACCATATACATGTTCACCAACTGATGTTGTAGAACATTCAAGAACATTATACACTAAGGCAGTCAACGGTGACTATGGCACTGTTGCTGACTATAATCATCATACATTATGGACACCATACTATACTGACTCAATCGAGGTATCGACTGAAGGTTTAGTACAGTTACTACTAGAGAAAGGTGTTATAACTGATGATGAAGTTGATGCTATTCTAATAGAGAAGACAGAACATGTTGGATATTATAGAACAACAACTGATGGTGTAGATAAGCAATGGGGTGGAGGAATGGCATAAAGCATCCTCTTCTTTATTATGGCACAACAATCTGATAAATGGCATCACAGCATGTGTAGGTATTTGGGGTTATCCTCAGATACCTCTTTTTTGTTTGGTATAATACCAGGAGTATGTCGAGAAGCTATTGGTCGTTATGACCACATGTACACTAAACGTGAATGTTTCGATAGTGACAAGACTTATGTTTGGTCAGAACACCATGCTAACAAGATAAACAATGGAAGATTTAGTAATCAAACTGCTTATTACGGCACTTGTCCATTTTTGTGGGATCTCGGACGAGTCGCTTCCCAAGGAGTGTCTACTCCTGAGGGAAGTTTGTTCTTCTTACCAAGAGACGATCAAGTTACAATAAGAGAGGATGAATACGAGTCAGTCCAGCAGGTAATTGATGCAGCACCAGCACCAATTACATTTTTTCTTCCTTGGCGTTCGTGTGATATATGGAAGAACTGGGATAAACTGAAATTACCTGCTGGTAGTAAGTTTATCCAGATGAATGATCCTGTAACAAGACAGTTTATATTATCAAAAGCATTCCTGGAGCACCAGCACATCTACATTCCTTGGCCAGGTACAGACATTTACTATGCAGAGTTTCTTAGTAAGACTGTGCATGTTTATGATAAGATAGAGCAGTATAGAACTAAGAAAAGAGATGAGATGGAACGGGAGTCTTCCCTGGTCCTGAACTATTTGAAGTGGGGATATGATTATTTGAATGATAACCAGAAAGAGTTCTTTCGGTGGACTAGGGACTGGATGCTTATAGGTGAAGATGTAAGACGTTATCTTACTATAAAAATGCTAGGACTTGATGTACTCAAGAGCCCAGCACAGTTATATGAAGATCTAATTGATAAAGGTTTTTTAGAATATAATCAAAAGTTCGTCTATGATCCTGAGTATCAACGTGCTTATGAGTGGTTAGTAACTAAGACTCAGGAAAAAAGTCCTTATCGTTCACACCACGATCATCAACGTATATTGCTGCTCTAGGTTTACCAAAGAACAGAGCATGGTACTTCACACCCCATTTTTTCAGTTGTGCTTCTGTTCGTTCTCTACAATACTTATCTGCTTCGTTTTGTGCTGATGTTATATCATTTCCGTGCATTGCTGTGCTGCGAATGAATCCTCGTGCTGTTGCAAGGTATATTGTAGCACCTTCATCGTATAACTCGTTTACATATTCTATACGTTTAGGTCTAGGAACTGCTTCCCATGGTGTACCTTCGTGTGGTTCAGTTAGTGTTCCATCTATATCAATACAATAGATGTCCTTACGGTGTTCAGTGACATCATCATATTTTTCAACTAGAGGTGGAATTTTGTCTGTATTCGAGTTCATTTTGAAGATAGTGAATTGCTTTTTTTAGGTCAGCGATGTCGTCATCCTTATGACCTGCACGACAGACATATTTTACTACGTTGCCGAGATGGAAATCTAGTCCTTGATCTCTTATGAAATCCCATACTTGTATCTTACCACGTTTATAATATTGTGGTCCGATGTCATTTGATGTTTTACTTCGTTTTGTTGGCAAGAGGTTCAGTGAGGTAGTCATGGGTGTGATTGTTCATTCCAGTACAGGTACACGATTCAACTATCCTTTGAGGATTGTTGTTTCTAAATTGTGACTTATCACAATTAGGTGTGTACTTTGATATGTGACTCCATTCTGCATTGTATTTACATGCTCTGTAAATGACCTTCTCACAATGGAATCCATGGTCAGATACTTTATGAGCATGAACTGGTATTGGTGTTAGTGCTAACACTAACAAGAGAAGTTTCATGGCAATTTGGGGAGTTCAACTCCATTATAGTGCATGAGCATATAGATTGTCCATAATGCTCGTATTTCAAATTCATGGTAATATTCGTCATCAATTACAATAGTAGGTAAATATTCGTCTTGACTTGGTGCTATAAGTAAAACCTTCGTGTTTATTTGTTCTAATACTTTTACTAGGTGTGAGTTCGTTCTGCATGTAATAGCAATAATAAGATCAGCAGTATGCTCGGCATAATCTATCCATGGTTCCTTCCAATCGTGGTCACCACCTAATGCTGTTAGGTTTACACTATCAGGTGCAAAGCAGAATTTATCAGTATGACGGTATATGTCACTTGCCATGTGTTGAGCAATAGCAAGATTACCACCAGTACCTATGAGTGCTATTTTGTTTGCTGCTGCAAACAATTTCACTCCTTCTTCAAATCCTATTGGTTCTGTAAAGACCATTCTACTTCTTTTATGTGATGCAGTCTATCAACTGCTCTTATTTTACCACACTTTAGATCGTATGGCATTACATCATATTTACCACAGAAACCTATTGTATCTAATCCCTTCCAATACTTTACAAATGTCATGTCAAGATTAGGAAAGTCTCTTATTGCTTTTATTGAGTACAAATACAATCCTAATTGAACAGTTATATTATTACATATTACGTCAGGTTTACGTTGCATGTGAACAACCTTCCCATTATTTTCAATCATCTTCACTACATCATCATCCTCAATTTCACCATCCTCTAATTTTCTTGAACTCTGCACCACATCATATTCATTGTCAATTCCATACTCAATCATTTGGTCTATCCACTCAGGTTTGGTGAGTGGTTCATCACCCTGTAAATTGAATATGTAATCTGATTTCATATATTGTGACACCTCTGCAACTCTATGAGTACAGGTGTAGTGTTCACTTGTGATGTATGCAGGGATACCATTAGAGTCTGCTAATTTAGCAATAGAATCATCTGGAGTGGCAACCATTACCATGTCAAGGTGTTTGGACTCTTTTGCTATATCAGCAACCCTAAGAACCATTTCTCGACCATTGATCTTAGCAAGAGGTTTGTTTGGAAACCTACTAGAAGACAATCTTGATGGAATGATACATGTGACAATTTTATTTTTGTACATATCATAAATTATGGTATAATATATTATAGCATGACCATTCTTTCAGACAAGAACACCAAAACTCTTTGGCACATGGCATTTACGATACCTGACATTGAGGAAGGTATCAGATGGTATTGTGACATATTAGGATGCTTGTTCTGTCAGAGGTTTGCTATAAATGTTGAGGATGGTAGTCACAACTTAGGATTTATATTCTCACTAGCAGGTCACCATATCAGTGTCTTGCAAGGAGAAACTTCAATCCCTCAACCTAACTCAAGGTTACCTAGACATAATGGTTTAGTATTCCTTGATAAGGAAGAGTATTTTGAAGTTGTGAACCATTGTATAAGTCATCAAGAGATCAATGTAATTGACTCTAAATACAATTTTCTAATCCCTAAAAAGATTAGACCAGAGGAAGCACACCTTCATGGACAAAATGTAAGGTGTCATAGAACTACTATCAAAGATCCATGGGATAATTGGATAGAGTTCAAATACTACTCGTATCCTGATGAGATACATGCCCAGAAACTAGATCAAATTAGGAGACACTGATGCCTGTAACTCGACAACTTCCTGAGAATTATGGTAATGACTATAAAAGTCAATGGAAGGGTGGAGATTTCAAAGTTGGGGATCCTGTTGAATTTGGGTTTGGTGACCCTGACTATGGTATTATATCCTTTGAGTCAGGAGAACACATGACTGTGTGTACAGGTTGTGGAACTGGCACAAGTGAACTTCCTCATAGGGATATAAATGTGGTAGTATCGTCAGTAGTGCCTGTAAGGAGATTAGAACCCCATGAATACACCAAATTGGATGCACAACTCAGGAAAGGATGCAAAGCGAACCTTGAAACCCCAAAAGTTGAGGCAAGCGAAGAAGGCAAGAAACATGTTTCTCACACGCTTGAAAAGAGAATCTCAGGAATCCTCGACTACTCACCAGAAGTCAAAACATACTGACCAGTTGAATAAGTGGCACAATCGCTCTTCACAGGGCGATTTTTTTATGTATAATAAGGATATACAAACGAGATTAGCATGACAGTAAACATTGAGATCAAAGGTAACTTAGCAAGACTACTAGCAACAGAGAACCTTATTGTTGAGCATAAAAAGGTTGATACTGCATCATTTGATGTAGAGCGTAGGGTTTTGGTTCTACCAATGTGGCAAGCGAGTAGGCATGTTTATGATATGTTAGTTGGTCACGAGGTTGGTCATGCACTATACACACCTGCAAGAAATTGGAAGATAGAAGAAGAGTATAGTGAAGTGCCAATGGATTATGTAAATGTGGTTGAGGATGCTAGAATTGAGAGACTAATGAAGAAGAAATTTGCAGGTTTGAATAAGGATTTCTTCAATGCTTATAGAGAATTGAATGATACTGATTTCTTTGAGTTGAAAGACGAGGATTATAATGCTTTCTCACTAATTGATAAGATCAATCTATACTTCAAGATAGGAACCTTCCTTGACCTTGATTTTGATGATGTTGAAAACGATATTATAACAGATATAACAAAAGCAGAGACATTTGAGGAAGTTTTACAACTATCTAAGAAACTATTTGAAATAGAAAAGCAGAGAAGAGAAGAGCAACAGCAACAGCAACAACAGCAAGAGGAAGAGTATAAGGCACCTGATCTAAAAGAGAGTGGTGGTGGTAATTCAGAGTCAGATGATGGTGAGGAAGAGGTACAGGGTAAAGGTACACCAAAAACACCTGATGAAATGACTGATGAGGAATTACTTGAGGAATTATCTGGTGGAACATCACCTTCAAGAGGAGATATTGAGCAATCATCCACTCAGAGATCATTTGATAGAAATGTTGAAGGATTGAATGATGATGAAGCAAGAGAACTCACATATATTACTATACCAGAGTTAGATTTAGATAAGGCAATCATTCCATTTGATGTAGTTCATAGGGTGTGTAATGAATACTATTCTCATAGGGATACAGAGCAAGAAGAAATAATGAATAATGATAATTCTCATTATTATGCTCATATTACTAATGCTATTGAGAATAGTAAGCAATCATTCAAAGATTTCAAGAAATCATCTAATAAGGATGTAAATGCTCTAGTAAAAGAGTTTGAAATGAAGAAATCTGCTGATGGATATGCAAGAGCAACAACAGCAAGAACTGGTTCCTTAGATATGACTAAGTTGCATACTTACAAATACAATGAAGATGTATTCAAGAAAGTAACAACTATTCCTGATAGTAAGAGTCATGGTTTAGTATTCATGCTTGACTGGTCTGGATCTATGCAGTATGAAATGATGAATACTATAAAGCAATTATATCAACTAATTTGGTTCTGTAGAAAAGTACAAATACCATTTGAAGTATATGCTTTTAGTGACTGTGCATGGCAAGTTGGTTTAGATCAAGACCCTGATGACTTCCAAAATTCAACTATTACTAAGAAGGGATGGGTAGATGGTGACTTTACATTTGATAAGACTTTTAGACTTATCAATCTATTCACTCATACATCAAAGACTAGAGAGTTTGATGAGCAACTATTGAATATCTGGAGACTGGTTGATTCATTCCAAAACTATTACATAGGTTGCCCCAGTGGTCTAAATTTATCAGGAACCCCACTAAATGAAGCAATCATAGCAAGTGGACAAGTAGTCAAGGCACTTACTAAAAGAACAGGAGTTCAAAAATGCCACTGTGTATTTCTTACTGATGGTGAGTCAAATTCACCTTCATATAATAGAATGAGAGGAGAATCTTATTTTGGTGAGAGTAAGCAAGGTCAGTGGTGCATCCCTTCTAATGCTATCATAAGAAAAGGATCTCAAACTTTTGTATCTGAAGGTGGTCATAGAACTAACTTCACAACCAAATTGATTGAAGCAGTTAGGGCAGATATTCCTAGCAGTTCCTACATATCCTTTAGGTTACTTCAAAGAGGTGAACTAAGATCAATGTTCAACTGGTATGCACATGAAGCATTTGAGTCTGTTGATGATATGTCAAATGAAGTTAGGAAAAATGGATGTGTATCCTTTTCAACTAAGGCATTTGATTGTTGGTTCGGAATACCAAACAACAACCTAAATGCAAATGATGAAATGGAAGTCAAAGAGGATGCTGCTAAACGTGACGTTGCTAAGGCATTTAGAAAGATGTTCAAGAGCAAGAAGCAAAATAAAATAATAACTAAGAAATTTGTTGAACTGGTGGCATAAGCACCAGTTCACAAAGTGGCACAAGATCACTTGAGTTTTCTTACCAAATCAACTATTATACTATTATAACGAAAAGAGGAATTTATGCCTAGAACCATTGACGGATCAGTCCACATCAATAGATTGAAAGATTCTTATGGAGTCAACATTGATGCAGAGATCGTAAAAGAGTATTGTCAGAACCATGAAGAGATAGGTTACCAGACACTTACTAAGTATCTGAACCAGTATAAAATCAAACGTGGTCATTGGAGATTGACTATGGATGAAATGGTCAAGGAGTCCAAACTATCACCAGATCAACTAAGGTCAGGAGAAAGACCACAGATTCAGTTTGTTCAGAAAGAAGAGCAAAATCTAGTTCCTTCTAAGGATGATACATTTGTTCCCTTTGGTGGATTTACTGATGTCAAGAAGGTTCTAAGATCTAACCAATTCTATCCTGTATTCATTACTGGACTATCTGGCAATGGTAAGACATTTGGAGTTGAGCAAGCATGTTCACAACTAGGTAGAGAACTCATTAGAGTAAACATTACAGTTGAGACTGATGAGGATGATCTAATCGGTGGATTTAGATTAGTAAATGGTGAGACTGTTTGGCATAATGGTCCAGTAATTGAAGCACTTGAAAGAGGATCTATCTTACTACTAGATGAAATTGATCTAGCAAGTAATAAGATATTATGCTTACAATCTATCCTTGAAGGTAAGGGAGTATTCCTCAAAAAGATAGGACAATTTGTTAGACCTAAGGATGGTTTCAATATTGTAGCAACTGCTAACACTAAAGGCAAGGGATCTGATGATGGTAGATTCATAGGTACTAACGTATTGAATGAAGCATTTCTTGAAAGGTTCCCAATTACATTTGAACAGAACTATCCTTCACCAGTTACAGAGAATAAGATCCTTAGAAAGATCTGCGATCAACTCAATATACCTATGACTGGTGACCATGAGAAATTCATTGTTCATCTAGTAGACTGGGCAGAAATAGTAAGAAAGACCTTCAATGAAGGTGGAATTGATGAGGTTATCTCAACTAGGAGATTAGTACACATCATAAGAGCATATTCAATATTTGGTGATAAACTCAAAGCGGTCAAAATATGCTTGAACCGATTTGATGATGAAACCAAAGAGTCATTCCTTCAATTATACACTAAGTTAGATGACTCAGTTGAGATAGATGCTCAAATCACTCCAGAGGATGCTAAATAAGTCTACTCTGGGTAGTTTGACCTATGTTTGATTCTGCTACCGATTATAGTGACCTCATTGATGATAATGAGGTCTATTATACCGAGAATGAATATAGGTTCAAAAAAAGGCAACTGGATCACCTCAGACTTGCAGATAAATTTTATCTGTGTGACAGTCTACAAAGTGTCACAAGAACCATTTACATGAGGTCTGGATCTGTTATAATATGTTTATAGGCAGAAAAGGATGCCGATCCCTGAGACTGAGTTAGTACCTGTAATTAGACTCATAATGAGTTAGGATCAGGTGAAGCACCTCTTGACCAGTCAGACATCTCGGATCAGTTTCGTAAGACCTATAGTTTCAAGGGATATGTGGTTCTACTGCCCCAAACCTTCTAACTACCCTGACATAGAAGCAGGGATATGATGTTAGAAGAAACCTATTACTGCACAGTCAGATGGTTGAAAGTGGTGGGGGTTCAGGTGTAAGCGATTCCCAGTAGGTAAATTTGGGCATATAGGTGAAACCTTGCAGATGCCCCACTCCCTTGAAACTCCCCAATTATGAACGAGGAAAGGCGAATGTGCCTCGTAGGTCGCAACTACTAAAAGACATCCAGATCTAATTCAACTCCTGTCGTATGAGTATAAACTAGGCATGTTCCCTTACATAATGTAATCACCACTATGGCAAAAATCCAAGGATCTAGTGCTATCGCTGCTGTCAACTTTGGCGAGAATAATGCAGTTGAGGTGCAATTCCAAGGCAATGAAAAACTTTATGGTTTTGTTGCAAAGGATTCATCACAACTTCGCAATGACTTACAGTCAACTCTCGAAAGAAATGAGTCTGTAGGAAGTCTCATTGCAGGTTATCGCAGAAGTGGTAAACTAAATGCAGTTGAAGCATAGACTTTGAACTGACTGAAAAATTGAATACTTATTGAAACACATTTCTTTGACCCCGATTGAGTCGGGGTCTTCTACTTTCTATTATTATGTCATGTTTAGATTATTCAACTGTTTGGGAAGTAATGAATGATCTTGACGAGATTGTTCAAAAGACTAAACAGATTGAAACAATGTCCAGAGACTTACTTGATGAGTTATCTGAAGCAACAGAGAACCCTACAATTTTAGATGCTGCTGATCTATTGAGATTATACAGTCATCATATTTTAGGTGAACTAGAAAATGCTCAAATAAGAGCATGGAATGAAACAGTTGTAAAACTGAGATCAAGTGATACTAAGACTACCAAACATGGGAAGGATTTAGATGTGCTTGATGCCAGTTTATAAACTGGTACACTATAACCCCATTGTTCACTCAATGGGGTTATTATAGTATTATAAACAAACGAGTTTTATTATGTCCACTAATCAAATACTTGCAGAGCATGTAGAAAATTACATCACCCATGATGATGCAATACATGGTAGACTTGAAGATCCCTATGCAGACTCACCCTTCAAGATCTATAGGGAAATGAGTTCAAAGACCAAAGGAAAGTATTTTGAAGCATTTGTTGAAGAGTATTGTGAGAATTTAGGATGGAAGGTTGAGAGAGCAAAGAAAACCACTGAATATGATAGAGTAGTCAACAATTATAAGGTTGAGGTAAAAGGATCTACTGTATGGTCAGGTAGTAAACCACATTTTAGATGGCAACAAATCAGACCAGAGCATTGTTATGATATAATGGTATTTGTTGCAGTATATCCTGATAGAATGGAGTTCTATTCATGTACTAAGGAAGAGATCGTGGATTATGTTACTAACCAAAATTGGTTGAATCAGCATGGTGGTAAGACTAAGAACAGTGGCACATTTTTTATTGATGGTTTCCCTGAGGACTTCCCATTTTTCAAAACATTATTCACTCACTTAGAAGGATTCAAAGGAACTAGGAATGAAGAGTAAATTTGTAAATAAAGACTGTCTTGCTTTTCTAAAGACAGTCAAGGACAACTCAGTGGATCTAGTTTTGACTGATCCACCATATAATATATCATTTGATGGTGGCAAGGGTTGGGATAGTCAATGGAAGAGTGAGAGAGACTATCTAAAATGGTGTGATACATGGACTAAGGAATTAGTTAGAGTTCTCAAACCTAATCGTATGATGATAGTCTGGGGTACTCTCAAGACTGATACATTTATAAAGTATAAACTCTTGTTGGGTTTATACGATCAGTTAGTATCTCAGAATGAGATAGTATGGTCATACAACTGGGGTGGTCGTGCCAAGAATAATTTTGCTCGTAAGCATGAATACGCATGGTGTTACTCTAAGGGTGATGATTTCTTATTCAATGATGATGACATCAGAATTGAACGTAAACTCAAAAAGAATATAAGAACAGGCAAGGACTACACTCAGGGAACTATACCTACTTGCGTCTGGGAGATCAATAATCATACTACCAGTAAGGACTATATTGGATGGCATCCTACTACTAAGAACCTTGAGGTATTAGAAAGAATGATTAGAGCATATTCTAATGAGGGTGATGTAGTCCTTGATATTTTTATGGGTAGTGGATCTACTGGAGTAGCATGTAATCGTACTCGTAGGATATACTTAGGATGTGAGAAGTCTCGTGAATATTATCGTAAAGCAAAGGAGAGAATAGCAAATGATCGTGACAGTTTAGAAAGTGTCCCTAATTTGCTTACAGAACTCTAATTCGTGGTATTATATAAGAGTAGACAACAGAGGACTTTTATTCGTGCCTAAAAAAGCAAAAAAACATGATGAATCCCTCGTCTACTTCGAGTCCAAACATCATGTGATCGAGATCTCTCAAGGTGATCTCAATGATGTTCTCAAATTCTGTGAACAGAATCACATTGACCCAGATTACTATTGCTTTGAGTTTATGACCTTTGATGATGGTGGATCTGAGTTATATGCTGAGGACTATGAAGAAAATTTGGAGTTCTAATCGTTATGAGAAAGTTTACAGTTTCAGCACTCGTGGAAGGTTATAGAATTGATGAAGAAGTTACAGCAGTAAGTATTCATCATGCTATCAAACTTCTCAAAGCAAAGTATTCAAATGCGAGGAATGTTTATGTCAAAAATTGATAACAAAGGGTTACCAGATAACCTTCAATTCTTATCACAAATCTTTGAAGAATGGACTTCTAAAGAACATTTACCATTGATGTGTGCATCTGATTTGTTACACTCTCAACCACAGATTGAACTTGTTGATTATCAACGAGCATGGTTACGCAAGTTCATTGAATTGTGGGATTTCGTCAACCAAAATGACATTTAGTTATGAAATTATTCGTTCCTGAGAAACAATTAGTGAACAGATATACAAGAGCAGGTATTCATGGGAAATGGATAGTTTGCCCTCGTTGTTCACAATCAACCAGAGTATTTCATTTTAGTTGGAGTGCATTGACTTGTCAATCTTGCCAACAAAGTATAAACAAAGCGGAGTGGATTTGCTATGACTAAGTTACAAACATTTCATGTATTGTGTGAAGAAACTACTTATTTTACAGTAGAAGTTGAAGCACAAAATGAAGATGAAGCAAGGGAACTTGTTCATGCTGATGTAAACTCACATGAGGTAATTAGTGAGTCAGTTAGTGAATGGAATATAGATGAAGTTAGGAGGGTTTTATAACATTATAATTATGGTCTTAGTATTATTTTGGTCGTACAATCTGTTCGCACTAAGTGTGTTCATTTATCTCAAACTTACGGAGGAAAAGTAACATGAATTACTCACAAACTGCAAACCCTAATGCAACAAATAGTGAGTTAGATGCAAAGCAAATAGTATATAATAACTTTGAAAATTCAACTCATAAAGTATCATTGACTGGCAATCAAATCTCTACAATACTTTATGTTTTAGAAGGGTATATTCAAGGATCTGATGAATATCATTTCAATGATGATTTCACTAGGGATGTTGATAAGATCTTTGAAGAATTAGAGTCAACAACTGATAACTATTATAACGTGAATAAGTGTATAATAGAGGGTAATGATTATGCTGACTGTGTTGATAGTTTAGTAAACAAAATGGAGGTGACTAAATGAAACTTAGTGCAAAAAGTACAAAAGCAGAGTTATTATCTAAACTCAAAGATTTGGATGAATTAGAACAACAAAGATCCATATTAGTGTGGTTATGTGTTATTTTATTTGTTCACGCTATGATATTATAATATAGTGTGACAGTCAAATTAGTGGCACATAGATCCCCCATTAGGGGGATTTTTCATGTATTATAATAATATAACCAAAGGAGTTCTATTATGTTTGTTGTATTCAGTTCACCAATTCAGTTCACCAAAAGTTATAACAAAGCATGTCAAATTGCAGATGCTCATTATAACAAAACAGGTGAAATTGTAGCGGTTGAAAGTGTTACAAACCACACTCCATTTCATGTTCCTTCAGTATCACTAATAGGTGCATAATATGAAACTATTAGTAACAAGAATTGAGTTTGATGTACCTGAAGAAGATGAGTATCAATTCGGGTCACTTGATGGTGCTATTTGTTATCAAAAGCAACAACAGTTAGACTCACAAACTGCTGCAATTTGCATCTGGGATGTTGATAGTTATTCAGCACTAATTCCAAAGATTGAAAGAACAATTGGTTTCAAAGTATTAGATCTTGATTATACAGCAAATCTAATACATCCACTAACAAGTTATCTCTAAAGGAGGACAATTATCATGTATTCAAGTGACACTTTTGGTAGAATCTTCTGGGTTGATGATAACCTAGATTTCAAATCATGCCCACTATGTGTAGATGGGACTGGTGATTTTGATGTTGAAGATTATGTATCAGACTGGCAAGATTGGGAGGGAGTTGATATGAGTTTGCTCTTCCAAATACACAAAACTTGTTTACATCTAAAGCAAGATCATGCTAACTCAGTATCACTTATAGGATTATAATGTCATCACTCAAATTATACACTACTGGACGTATTATTGGATCATTCTTGATAGTAACTGCTTACTATGTTGTATTACATGTAAGCAGTTATATTGGTTCAATAATGTATCTAACTGCAAATGCAATTAGTCTCCCATTCTTTATAAGAACTAAGGGTTATGATGTGGTTATAATGTTATCATTTCTTATGGTAATATCACTTAGCAAAATTATTACATAGTGAGTGACAGTCTATAAACTGGCACAAGAACCCTTTCAATTTGCCCCATTTGTGCCTATAATGAGTATAACGAATTAGAAAACAACTATGAACGAATTTTTATATACAATCGAGACTCCATCCAACTTCGAGGATGGATCAATCGAAATCAATGACCTAGACAAGGCAAATGACCTTTGTTTTGACTTATCTTTAGAGCATGGATATTCATGTGTAAGATGTAACATAAGCGGTGAGATTGTCGCTGATTATGGTGATGTAATGCCACTAATTGAGGAGGGTATAGTATAATGAGTTGCCTACAAAATGAATCAATTCTTGAGAACATCTATGATGAAGTTTGGGAAGAATATAGAAAGAATAACAATCTAACTTCAGATCAATTATATACATTAGAGCAGAATTCTCCTACTGGTGTTATACAATCAATAGAAGATGAAACTAATAAAAGATTTGAAGATCTTTGCCAATAAAGTATTACTAACTGTTCTTTCACTAACTAACAATCAATGCCACAACTTACAAGAACTTATATAATATCAAAGAATGGTATTATCAGGATGAAAGAAACATCCAAGGATAATAAATCATCAACTGAAAGTATTATCAAACCTTGGAGAACTCTCAATAATTACTAACAATGAAACTATTCAAATCAGATGCTCCAAAGTATAAAGAATTGAATAAACCTTCACTCTATTGGAAGATACTTAGGAGACCACCTTTTGTTAGACTAACAACAATTAGAGAAGAATTGTCAAGAGTAAGTAACAACAACTGGGAGGAAATCAAAGTGGATTTAGATAAGTTTCACAAGAGATTAGCATCACATAATATAAACAAATATCAACTGAGTTTAGATCTATTCCCAGTTGATCCCCACCCTAGAGGGGCAAAGCGGTCATAAGGGTGTTCTGTGTGACAGTCGTCAAAGTGTCCACATTTCCCCCTATTACCCCTGATAACCCCTTATAATAGAAGAGTAAACAACCAAAGGAATCATTCAAATGAATCTTAGACCAATCGCAGCAAATCAGACCGAAGTTTCTTTCCCTAACGGAACCGAGGTCTTTTTTAGTTACAAAACACCAGTTGCAGGTTATGACTCCATAACTGGTAAATTCTTCAGAACTCGTGTAAAGTATTCAGTTACAACGACTCGTCATATCAACAAGTGGTTAGATGGCAGGGTTGCACAAGAAGTAGATCAGAAAATCATAGACAATCTTGTAGGGGGTTGAACCCATTTCTTTACAACAATCGTTCACAATCTACAAATCTAACTAATGACTACAATGACAAATCACATCTACAAAAATAACATTGATCGTGAAATATTAGAGGATACATTGTTTA